AGATTTCCTCATACAAGTAAACCGCTTTGGGTGACCAAGGCGGTTATTTTTTATGCTTCCTTTGCAGCCACGCCATGCGCAGCAGCTTTTTTATAACGTCCGGTGAGAACCAGATCCTCTACATAGTCCAGTGCTTTGGTCTGGCCCTCTTCGTTCAGCTGGTCGAAGTTGTCCAGCAGGGCAGTCTGGGCGGGGGTGAGAACAGCGTTGTTTTCTTTTGGCTCAATAAGGCCGTGCGTGATTCCTTCTACGGTAATTCCGAGAAGGTCACAAATTCTAACGACAGTTGTTACAGCGGTTCCACCAATTCCACGCTTGAAAATATTATCCACTGTGGAATAGGGGATACCTGCGGCAACAGTAAACGCTCGAATGCTCTTGTAATTGGCTAAAATGAGCTCTTTGAGCCTTTCTTCGACGTTCATAAAAAATCACCTCCTGATGTTCAGTATACGGTACAAATAACAAAAATGCAATATTGATTCACCAAATTGCAAAAATAGTTTGAAAAAGCTATTGACTATTCACTCTATTGGGTGTATTTTATAATAAAGTTCACCGAATTTGGTGAACTGCGGAGGTGATATGTTTTGTACATGAATTTAAAGGCAGAGATGGCACGTAACGGGATTACCAATGAGCAGCTTGCGAATGGAATCGGAATCAATCCGGCAACGATGTCAGCGAAGTTGAACATTGCGGGGCGAATGCGCTTGGATGAAGCGCAATGTCTCCGGGATAAGTTCTTTCCGGAGATGACGATGGACTATCTCTTTGGAGATGTCCAGCCCACCGACCCAAAAAAGAGCGCATGAAAGGAAGAAAAGCATGGGATACGAAGAAATTATGGCGAACATCAATGGCCCGTGGAGCAACGCGGCCTGCATGGGCTACTGCCTGATCGCAATGCGCCGGGCGGGGCTGAGGCCTACGGCACAGCGCCGAGTGCTGCGGGTGCTGGAAGGGGTGTTCGACGATGTGAGTGTGGAGAAGGCCGAGAAGACCGGATATGACAATAAGGAGGAGTAGGGAGTGGACCGTTATATGATCGTGATCCCGGCGAAGAACCGGGCATTCAACATGAAGTGTGATGATGGTGACAGCATGAAGCTGGAGACCCTGCAGAAGCTGGTGGGCGGGCCGATCGAGCCGGTGTCCGCCTTGCTGAGCGCCGAGTGGGCGCGGGAGAAGGACGTGGACGGCATTCTGCTGCTGGTGAACGAGGAAGGGCTGATGAAGGAGTGCCCCCTGACGAACCAGCGCGCCAGTGAGATGACGGCGGCAGAGCTGGTGGGCCCGGCAGTCGTGGCCGCAAAGCGCGGCGATGAGCTGATCGGCTTTGCAAAGCCTGTGGTGGAGACCATCTGCGCCGAGTGGCTGTGAGGTGCTGCCATGGGCCAAAGGAAAAAGCAGGAGCTGCCTTTTGAGCACTGGCAAATTATTGAATTGCTGCACATCGCACAGGACTTTTACTCAAAACCGGAGAATGAGGCTGCGTTTCAAGAGTGGAAGGTGGTCAGAGATGCAAGAAAAGCAAAAAGGCCCGCCGGTGCGGGAACACCGACGAGCCAACCAGGGTGATGGTCTGACAACACATCACCAGAAGTTTAACACAGAGCTGGAGGATTTGCAAATGAAAAAGAAAATCACGGGCAGCGTGCTGAGCGCCGGTGCCATTGTGCTGGGACTGGCTGCAGCAGGCTGCGGCGGGGCCATTGAGAACGCGGCCGACGGCTGGGCAATGCTGGGCTACACGCTGCTGGCCATTGTGCTGGGGTGTGCAGCCCTTGCGCTGGCCGGGCTGGGCCTGGTGGCAGAGAAGCGGAAGGAGCCGCAGAAGATCCACAAGGTGCCGGAGAACACGGTGAAGAAAGCCGTCTGCGGCAGAAAGGCGGGGTAAGGATGGTACGGATTGAAATTAAAAAGACGGTCAAGGGTCAGATGATTCTGGCTATGGAAGCTGAGCACGAGGAACTGGAAGAGGTACTGATGTGCGCTGCCCGGTGTTTTGTGGGAACGGCCCGGAGATTGTGCGGCCCGATTTCTGCCAGCCAGGAGTTTGCCGATGAAGCGGCAAGGCTGATCAAAGACATGCTGATGGATACGGAAGGCTTTAAGGTGACCGAAGGGTACAGCGGCAAAGAAGCAAAATTTATTGCCGCGCTGAACGGTATGAATGCGGGGGAACAGAAATGACGCTGGAAGAGTACAAGAACATTTTGATTACCGGGACACCAAGTGATCGGGCACGGGCTATTGCCGAGGCCGGGAACGACAGGAGCCTGACCGACGAGGAGTTCCACGAGCTGACGGCCATGATCAAGGGCGTTGTGCGGCCCGGGCGGCGGAAGATGACCCCGGACGAGGCAAAGCTCTGGGCCGAGATGAGCCGGATCAACACCCGGTTGAAGGACGAGATGGTGAACGCGGGCTTTGCGGTGAGGGCCCTGCCCGGCGACCTGCAGGAGGATGCGATCAACGTTCTTTCCCGCACGGTGAGCGGGATGCTGGGCGACCTGACCGCCATGATGGCAGAGACCGGGGAACCCTGATGGATAAGACCCAGTGTGTACATGTGTTTGAGATCACCCGGAGCCGGTGCCTGAGCTGTGGGGGCCGGAACCGGGTGTGCGGGGAATATGAAGAACGGAGAAGTTACCATGAAAACAAAGATGAGCCTTTCGGCGGAGATGGACCTGACCCAGGACAGCGTGGTGCAGCTGACCTGCTGGTGCGGGCAGATCGCCTTACATGAGCTGTGGGGGCTGGGCCGCACCCGGCTTGACCGGATCACCAGACGGAAGGAGCTGCTGGGCAGCCAGAGCCTGGCTGTGGTGATGCAGCCAGACAAGAACGGGATGCCCCAGACGGAGAAGGCCCGGCGGCTGCGGGCGGAGGCGATCCCCAAGGGCGTGCCGACGGAATTCCGGGTGCCTGCGTTGCGGACACCCCGCACCCGGCGGGAGCAGCAGCTGAAAATGGTGGGCGACCGGGCAGCGACCATGGCCTGGCAGCTGATGGCGCTGGCCTGTGTGCAGGAGCTGGGGTTTGGAGCAGATCGGCTGAACCGACTGTATGCAGAGATGCGCCACAACTACGAGCAGCTGAATGAGTGGGGCAAGACGGACGGGCTGGACGTGGCCATGGAAAAGCTGCGGCGCTGCGCCTGCGATGCCTTGCAGACTGAGGACATCGTGGTGGAGAACGTGGACGATGAAAAGACAGTGCAGACCCTGAGCCGAAGCTACAAGGAGCAGGAAACAGAGTTTCTGAAGCGGGCCGTGATGATGGCAGCGGGCCGCAAGGCCTGCCGCCAGAGCCTGAATGTGCTGAACGAAGAGAGCGTTCGGCAGAAATGTGCGGATGCCATGGCAGCGGCTACCGGAAGCAACCTCTCACCGCTGCGGTCTGGCTATGCCAGCGCCTTGCAGAGCTCCCCTGATATGGGAGCCAAGGATCAAGGAGGACGATAAGATGCAGAGTGGATGCAGATGGGTATACACCCTGATGGACTGGGACACCGGCGAGGTGGTGGCCAAGGGCACCAGCGTGGAGCTGGTGGAGCAGGGATATTTTCCCGATGTGAACAAGCTGAGCAGCGTTTGGAATAATCTGGAAAAGTGCAAGAACCCAAGCCCGAAGAACTACCGGTGGAAGATGGAGCGGAAGAGCACCAAAGACGACCGGGTGGAGAGGGCCCGGGCAGAGGGCCTGAGCGCGGACGAGCGGGCCGAGACCCGGATGGTGCGGGTGTACAGCTGCTACGGTGCGGACGGCACCCTGCTGGGCAAGGGCACGGCGGCAGAGCTGAAGGACAAGGGATTGTTTGGCAGCGAGGGCACGGTGCACGAGTGCTACCGCAAGCGGGGCGGCGTGTACAAGCCCGGCGGCGTTACGCGGATGGAGATGGAGCTGTGCCAGAAACGGATCCGGCACCCCATGAAGCTGCCGGATCAGCCAGCAAAGGTGAAGCGCAAGCCCATTGGCGGCGTGATCGACCCCAGCGCCCTGGCCTACGACGTGCACGATCTGATGATCTACAACGAGAAGGCCCGGAAAATTGGAAAGCCGGAACTGACCTACGGATACTGGGCGGAAAAAGGAAAGCCCGCCACGCCTTAAACACATGAATCTATTATGAAGAGCAACGGATACGATGGACCTGACACGTCCACCGTATCCGTTACGTTTCATAATACCTTTATAAAGAAAGAGGGGGAAGGGCCCTCTTTGGGGAGCTAGTATACCCGTTATTTCTGTGACGGTGGGGTCACGGGAAAGAGACTATCAGCAGAAAGTGAAAGCCAGCAGGAGGGCACCGGGATGCGATGTAACTACATCCGAGAGAAAAAATACCAGTGCGGGGATGACTACATGGCAGTCGGAGTGTTCTCCATCATCCCCCAGGAACACCGGGGCCGGGGCAAGAAGCGGAAGGAATCCAGCGAGGGGCAGAAGGCGAAGAACAAAATGGATTCCCTGCGCAAGCGCCAGAGAAAGGCGCTGACAAATTTCAGTCCGGCGGGAATGTTCCTGACCGGTACATACGAGGATCCATTTCTGCCGGAGGACATTCTGGTCTGCCGGAGAGACGTGGAGAACTACAAGCGGCGGGTGATGGCGGCCACCTGCAAGCGGTTCGGGGCAAGGCGGGAGGACATCCGCCTGATGCTGGTGGCGGTGCGCAAGGGAGAAACAGGACGGCTGCACATGCACGGTTTTGCGGAATGCCCGGGCCTGACCGCGGCCCAGCGCCGGGAGTGGCGGGAGATGCTGGAGGATCTGTGGCGGCGGCGTATCCCCGGCTCCAACGAGTTTGAGCCGCTGGGCACCATGAACGTGGATCGGATCGACATGAAAAAGCTGCTGGGCAAGAGTGGGCAGGGCGAATACGGCACAGTGGGCTACCTCTACGGCCACAAGGAGCGGCTGTGGGTGGAAACGGCCAACCTGCGCCCGGCCATTGAGCAGGCCCCCAACGATGGCAGATGGAGCCGGAAACAGCTGCGGGCCGCCTGCGGGGAAAAGCAGAACGATGCCCAGTGGTGGGAGCAGCGGTTTCCCGGCTGGAAGATGGAAAAGTGCATCGTGCTGGAGCCAGGCGGGCTGCATGAGAGCCCGAAGCGGGAAGGAACCGGCTGGGAACGGCTGGAACCGCAATGCTATGTGATCCTGCGTCGGCGGGAGGCTGCGAAAGTTCGGGCCCCGCTTGCGGGGTCCATACGCAGTCGGAGCGAGTGAAGCCGGATGCTTGTGCCCGCGCAGCGGGCGTTCCCCGCAGGGGAAACTATCCGGCTGAGTGAGTGCAGACGGACGTGGAAGCTGTACGATGGAAACGCACTGCGCGGAGGCAGGGGACAGAGCCTTGCGAAACCTCGCACCTGACAGATAAAACACCGGTATTTTGCGCGTTATACCCATGCGAAAAGAGGGTGGAGCGGTGACAAAAGAGCAGAAGAAAGCGACCCGGCAGGCTCTGCGCCGATATGGCGAGGGGTCTGTTTGTGCTGCCTGGGCGCAGGTGATCGGGGCGGTGCTGGCCTGGTACGACCGCAATGACCCGGTATGCGCCCAGCTGCTGCGGCTGCGCTACCTGCAAGGTCTGCCAGAGGAAAAGGTGATCGCCCGGCTGTATGTGGGGCGAACGACCTACTACACCAAAGAGCTGGAAGCCCTGAGCACCGTGGCAGTGTGTGCAGCGGATGCAGGGCTGCTGCCCGGCGGGCAAATGTCCGGGGTAGTTGCACCCGGCGGGGCGTGATAGGCTATTTGCAAAGGCAGGTGAGAGAGTTGGCGAAAAAGCGGGCGTACTGCAAGAATACCGTGAAGGGAAAACAGCGGGGAAAGAAATACCAGGCGGCGTTCCGGGCAGAGGTGGTAATGGCCATGCTGGGCTCCAACTCCATCTGCGCTGTGGCGAAGAAGTACGGCGTGCCGGAATCGACCATCCGCAGCTGGATGAGCGAGGAGGCAGGCCGCAGTGATGCCTTTGCAAAGGCCCGGCAGGAAGCCGCGCGAGAGATCGCCATCCGGGCAAGCCTGGGGGTACGGGCACAGGTGACCTTTTTGCAGGGCCGGGCCGCCGAGAGCCAGCGGGCGGCGCAGATCACGGAGAGGCTGCACCGGCGTTTGGACGAGGACACCCGGGCCCGTGACTTTGCCGTGGGCACCCTGCTGAAGGACGACCCGGAGGAGCTGGCGGATGCCACCGAGACCGGGCTTGTGGTGTATGCCAGCCCGGGCAGCTACGACAGGCAGCTGGATGACACGGAACGCAGGCGGCTGAACGCCGAACTGGAGCGGTACGAGGGCCGGGTGATGAGCGACAAGAACGCGGCCGGTGTGGCCAAGGTGCTGATGGAAGTGGCAGAAAAGGCTGCTGCCATGGCCCCGGCGGAGAACACCGACAGCGAGAGCGGCCCGCCGATGGTGGAGATCGCGGCAGCCAGTGAGACGGACGGTCAGCAGGAGGTGGAAGTGGATGGCGGCACAGAGGATGCGTGACGGCAGACCGGTGATCTGGTCACCACAGCCCGCCCAGGCACGGTTCATGCAGCGCACCGAGAACGAAGTGCTGTATGGCGGGGCCGCAGGCGGCGGAAAGAGCGACGCGCTGGTGATCGAGGCCCTGCGGCAGGTGGAAATCCCACACTACCGGGGGCTCATCATCCGAAAGACGTTTCCCCAGCTGCGGGAGCTCATTGACAAGACCATGCGGTATTACAAGCCGGTTTTCCCAAAAGCCCGGTACAACAGCAGCACCCACTGCTGGACCTTCCCCAGCGGGGCAAAGATCTATTTTGGCAGCCTGAACCACGCCCAGGACAAGTACAACTATCAGGGCCAGGCCTACGACTTTATCGGCTTTGATGAGCTGACCCATTTCACATGGGAAGAGTACAGCTACCTGTTGAGCCGAAACCGACCCAACGGCCCCGATACCCGGGTCTACACCCGGGCCACGGCCAACCCCGGCGGCATCGGCCACGGATGGGTGAAGGCGAGGTTCGTCAGCCCGGCCCCGCCCGGCACCCGGATGGTGCAGATGGTAAAGGCCAGGGCTCCGGACGGACGGGAGATCGTGCAGCGCCGGACCCGCATCTTTATCCCCAGCACCGTGTTTGACAACGCGGCCCTGCTGGAAAATGACCCGGGCTACCTGGGCACGCTGGCAGCCTTACCGGAAGCGGAGAAGAAAGCCCTGCTCTACGGCGACTGGGACAGCTTTACCGGGCAGGTGTTCACCGAGTGGAAGAACGACCCGGCCCACTACGACGACCAGCGGTGGACACATGTGATCCGCCCGTTCCGCATCCCGGGACACTGGAAGATCTGGCGGGGGTACGATTTCGGCTACTCGAAGCCCTTTTCCGTGGGGTGGTATGCGGCGGACGAAGAGGGCAGGCTTTACCGCATCCGGGAGCTGTACGGCTGCACCGGGACCCCCAACGAGGGCATCAAGGCTGACCCTGTGAAGCAGGCGAGGATGATCCGGGAAGCAGAAGAGAACGACCCCATGCTCCGGGGCCGCACCATTCTGGGCGTGGCCGACCCGGCCATCTTCAACGAGAGCCAGGGCGAGAGCATTGCTGCCATGCAGGAAAAGAGCCCGAACTTTCTGCACTGGGCTCCCGGCGACCACACCCGGCTGGCGGGCAAGATGCAGTTCCACTACCGACTGGCGTTCCAGGCGGACGGGCGGCCCATGCTGCAGGTGTTCAACACCTGCAAGCACTTTATCCGCACCATCCCGAACCTGGTATACAGCGAGAGCAACGTGGAGGACATTGACACCGACCAAGAGGATCACATCTACGACGAGTGCCGGTATGTGCTGATGGAGAATCCCCTCAGCCCGCCCCGGACAGAGCCGGTGCAGCCCATGCCGGATGACCCGCTGGAGCTGGGGAAGAAAGCGAGGTTTTTTAGAGTATGACCGACGTGATCGGCACAGAGCAGGTGGCGAAGGCCACGGCGCTGTTACAGAGATACAAGACCGGCAAGGCGGCGCTGGACAAGCGGATCGTGGATAACGAGCTGTGGTTCCGGATGCAGCACTGGGCCAACTACAAAAACGAGATGATGGAGGGCAAGCCCAAACCTTCCAGCGGGTGGCTGTTCAACAGCATTGCCAACAAGCACGCGGATGCCATGGACAACTACCCGGAACCCAACGTGCTGCCCCGGGCAGCGGACGACGAGCAGACCGCCAAGGTGCTTTCCAAGATCCTGCCGGTGCTGCTGGAACAGGCAGAATACGAGCAGGTGTACAGCGACACCTGGTGGCGCAAGCTCAAGCAGGGCACCGGCGTGAAGGGCATCTTCTGGGACCCGGGGTTACGGAACGGCGTGGGAGACATCTCCATCAAGAGCATGGATCTGCTGATGATGTACTGGGAGCCCGGCGTGATGGACATCCAGGACAGCCCCAACCTGTTCAGCCTGGCGGTGGCCGACAACGAACAGCTGAAGGCCCAGTACCCCCAGCTGGAAGGCCACACCGGCAGCACGCTGGAAGTGGCAAAGTACATCCACGACCAGAGCATTGACACCTCGGACAAGAGCGTGGTGGTGGACTGGTACTACAAAAAGGCCCGGGAGGACGGCCCGCCTCTGCTGCACTACTGCAAGTTCTGCAACGGCGTGGTGCTCTACGCCAGCGAGAACGACCCGGCCCTTGCTGACCGGGGATTCTACGACCACGGCAAGTACCCCTTTGTGTTCGATACCCTGTTCGTGGAAGAGGACAGCCCGGCGGGCTTTGGGTATATCGACGTGATGAAGGACACCCAGACCGCCATCGACAGGATGAACCATGCCATGGATGAAAATGTCCTGCTGGCATCCAAGGCGCGGTACATCATCCAGGACGGTGCGGGCATCAACGAGAAGGAGCTGGCCGATTTTGGCAAGGACATCGTCCACGCGGCAGGGCGGGTGACGGACGAGACCCTGCGGCCCTTACAGACAGCGGGGCTGGCGGGCAACCTGATCACCTACCGGGACGCGAGAGTGGCGGAGCTGAAGGAGATCAGCGGCAACCGGGATGTTTCCCAGGGCGGCACCACCAGCGGCCTGACCGCGGCTTCTGCCATTGCGGCACTGCAGGAGGCAGGCTCGAAGCTCTCCCGTGATATGCTGAAAAGCGCTTACCGGGCCTTTGCAAAGGAGTGCTATTTCATCATCGACCTGATGCGGCAGTTCTACGACGAGAGCCGGGTCTACCGCATTACCGGCGACAGCGGCCAGCCGGAGTATGTGCGGTTCTCCGGGGCAATGCTGCAGCCCCAGCCGGTTGACATGATCGGCGGGGTGGAGCTGGGCAGCCACGAGCCGGTGTTCGACATCACGGTATCGGCTGCCAAGAAGAGCACCTTCAGCCGCCTTTCCCAGAACGAGACGGCAAAGGAGTGCTACCAGATGGGGCTGTTTGCCCCAGCCAACGCCGACGCGGCGCTGGCGGTGCTGGATATGATGGACTTTGAGGGCATCGAAAAGGTGCGGGAACGGGTGCAGCAGAACGGTACCCTGTACACCCAGCTGCAGCAGGCCATGGAGCAGCTGCAGAAGCTGAGCGCCATCATTGACCAGCAGAACGGCACCAACATGAGCGCCATGGCCGGGGCTGCTGCACAGGCGGCCGGAACCACGGGCGGCGGCAGCGGCGGACAGACCACCGCAAAGACGGCGACCAACGGCCTGGGGGCTGTGGTGGGCGGCGGAGGCAACAGCCTGGCCACCCAGGCGGCAAAGCGGGCCATGAACGTGAATAATCCGAATAAATGACCCTCTCAGCGCGCAATGCGTCTGACGATGCAGTTGCTTGCAGCTCCCCCGAAAGGGGAGCTCTGCTTAGAGGAAATTTTGGAAGGAGCGATAGAATGATCCAGATCACTTACAACGAGATGGGAGACATGATGTTCCTGCGGGCCGAGGGGCACGCGGAGTTTGCACCCAAGGGGCAGGACATTGTATGTGCTGCCGTGAGCGCGCTGATGCAGACGCTGGCCTACAGTCTGGACAGCGGGACCGTGACCTGTGCCGATGACAGTAACCTGATGGTGGTACAGGCAAAGCAGGGAACTGACAGCCTGGCAAAATTTGAACTGGTGACGGACGGTCTGATCCTGCTGGCGGATGCCTACCCGGAGCATGTGCGGTACATCAACCTGCACGCAGACAAGGCAGATGCCATTGATCTGCAGATGTTTGCAGACGGTGGTGCTGCGGGCGGGGACGGAACCTCTCAGTCCGCTGGCGCGGACAGCTCTCCCAACGGAAGAGCCAACGCATCTGCAGGGGCAGGGGCAGCGAACGGGGAAGGCAATGCCATTGAGCTGCCCGCCCTGCGGCCGGCAGAAGAGCGGCTGGCCCGTCGGAGCGGGGTGCTGAAGCGGAGCAGCCGGGAAGAGGGCTCACCCTCTCAGTCGGCGCAGAGCGCCGCCAGCCCCCCCCCCGGGGGGGGGGGGGGCGGCGGGGGCAAGCGCGGGCGGCGGGAG